AATGATTGATGCTTTTTCTGGACTCAAAAAAGAACTTTCCAACCATAATGATAGTATTATAAGAAAAAAGATTGATTTTCTTAATGCTGTCTCTTGACAATACCGATACCGTATGGTATACTGCAAAGACACAAGGAGAAATTTGATGATTCACGATTTTAATTATGTTTGGGATATGGTTCGTGATCTTAGGGCTACTAGCAGCACTATTGATAAGCAAGGAATTATTGAGGATTATTGTAATCATAATTCTGAGGCCGCAAGTTTTGCTAAGAAAATTCTTCTCTATACCTATCATCCTTTGTGGCAGTATAATGTCACAAGCGATAATCTCAAGAAGAAAAACTCTTTGAGAGGAAAGTCTTGTAAGAATTTTTTTGATCTGCTAGACGATCTAAAGAGTCGAAAGATTACTGGTCACGATGCTATCGGGGCAGTCCATACTTTTATTGATAGTCAGTCAAATAAAAACAATATCGAAGAACTAATTTACTGCATTATTGACAAGGACTTGAAAACCCGTGCTGGCGATAAGATTATCAACAAGGCTATTCCTGACCATATTCCAGAGTTTAGTGTTGCTTTGGCAGATAAATATGAGCCTAAACTTGTAAGTTGGAAGGATGGATGGTATGTTTCTAGAAAGATTGACGGTGCTAGATGTATCGCTATTGTCGATTCTGATAGTAATGCTACCTTCTATTCCCGCACAGGAAAAGAGTTTGATACTCTTAATATTGTCGCTGGTGGCATTAAGGCTCTTGGCGTTAAGGACGTAGTGTTTGATGGAGAACTTTGTTTGGTAGACGAAGATGGCAATGAAGATTTTCAGGGCATTATGAAGCAACTGAAGAAGAAGGATCATACTATACCCAATCCATCATATAAGATTTTTGACATGATCTCTCATGATGAATTTTATAGCAAGAAAGGTGAAAGCAATAAGCCGTATTCTATTCGTTATAATAATCTTCAGGTTGTTATGAGAGACAATACTTGTCCCTGTCTCAGTGTTTTGCCACAAGAAAGAATTAAGGATGACGATCAATTCCAAGAATGGATTAGTATATCAAATGATTATTCTTGGGAAGGTCTAATGCTTCGTGCTGACGAACCATATAAAGGAAAACGATCCAAAGACCTACTAAAGTTTAAAAACTTTAATGATGATGAATATGAAGTGATTGATGTTGAAATGGGACCATTTCGCTATGTTAAGGATGGTGCAGAATGTGAGGAGGATATGCTTTCTTGCGTAATGATCAAACATAAAGATCATATTGTGCGAGTTGGTAGTGGTTTCTCTATTGACCAGAGACAGGAGTTCTATTGCAATCCGTGTAAAATTCTTGGTAAAATTATTACAGTTCAATATTTTGAGGAGAGTAAAAACCAAGATGGTGGTATTAGTTTAAGATTTCCAACTTTTAAATATCTTCATGGCGTGTCAAGAAACACATGAATCAAAATATTCCGATCTATTGTTTAAATCTAAAAAGAGCCACAGAAAGAAAAGAAAAAATAGTATCGGAGTGGATAATCAAACTAGGATTTGATATACATTTTTTTGAGTGTATTGATCGCAGAGATTTGTTGGAAAATAAATTAATATATCCATATAATGATAATCTTTCAATAAAAAGAATGAATAGATCATTATCTTTGGGAGAGATTGCATGTGCTACTTCTCATTGTCTGTTAATAGAAAAATTAATTAAAGACGATTCTATCAACGATGCTATTATTATGGAGGATGACGTTACTCCATTGTTTGATTGTAAAAAATATTTCTATCAAATATTAGAAAATGGATTATCAGAGTTTTCTGATTGTGAGGTGATGATACTACATAAACCTATTGATAAATGGCAAAATGCACCCAAAGATACTATATTTTATGAAATAAAAAATCATTTTTCTAAGATCAGATTAGCCCCTTGGGGAACTCAATTACTATATTTTTCTAATAAAAATGCAATGAAATTATATTATAATGCTTTAAAACAAATGCAATATCCAGCAGATTTTGTATGGAATGATATTTTTGTTCCTAGAAAGACACTAATTTATTGCAATAATCCTCTTGGCTTTCATGATAATTCATGTAATGGTACTACATATATAGGTAATGAATACAGGAGCGTAATAAGAAAATTTATTAAATAAATATGTTTCTATATAGAAAAACATTAACCATACCTTCTCAGTTTGTTTTATATGGAGAAAGACACTCTGGTACAAAATTTTTTGAAAAAATTATAACTTCTGTTTTTCCATTGAAAAAAAACGATAATTATGGTCAAAAACATTTTTTTGGATTTGCTAATCATAAAGCAATTTCTGCTGATGAAAAAACTATTTTTTTTTGCATAATACGCAATCCATACCAATGGATAGCAGCAATGAATTCTTTGCCTCATCATGTTCCTGGTTCATTGTTGCCATTATACGAACATTTATTTGATGAATGGCATAGCGTAAGCCAGTATTGGAAAGTATGGGACCATAAACCAGTTACTATAATTAACAATGAAATAATGGAAGATCGTCATTTATCTTTGGGCAGAAGATATAATAATATATTAGAATTAAGAAATATTAAGAATCATTATTTAGTAAATATATTACCAATATATGCACATAATGTAGTGATATTAACGTATGAAGAATTAATTAATAATTATAGTTCAATTATTGAAATAATATCTAAATCTTTTTTATTATCTAACTATAATACAGAAAATATAAAAATAGTACCATCTACAAATAGATATTTACCACAGAATTTAATTGATCAAATAAATCCATATTTAGATTGGTCAATCGAAAATTTGTTTGGCTACTCAAAACTTTAAAGGTTGTGTCGTTGACAAGACGATAGCAGTAGTGTAGAATGTTAGCATATCGTCTGTAATACACTTTGGAGAAAACCATGATTGTCGAAAATACTATTATTCCTGTTCAGAATACTACTATGGACAAGACGAAGGCCGATATTTTCTTTGAAACTTTTCCGCGAGACAAGGTTGTATCGTATAAGGAATATTGGGAGAGTGTGCGTCCCCAGAATATTGAGGATATTTTCCGTCGCTATCTTTTTGCCTATTGCTCCGTTCATACTACATGGAAGGGGAATTGTGCTGGCTACAATGCTATCAAGAATTTTGATGAGTGGATCGATAGCAAAGAAACTTTGCTAAATAAACTCCACAAGAGTGGTGTTGGGCTTCATAATAATCGCACTAATTATATTTGGGACTTTAGTGAGAAGTTTTGGACCAATCCTAAAGACTTTTATTTTACCACTAAAAAGGGTCATGTTAAAAAGCGTGACAGTATTCTAAATAAGATTAACGGTATTGGACTTGCTAAAATTAGTTTTGCTCTTGAAATGATTCATCCTAATGAGGCAAGAGTACTATGTGGAGATATACATCAACTTCGTCTTTACGACATGGAGCATTTGAAGTATAATAAGAGCAAGAGTGGCTCAACTATGTATAAAAAGATGGAGCGTCATTGGATGGTTAATTGTGGCAAACACAAGATTCCGTCCTATATCGCACGTTCAATTTACTGGGATGCACTTCAAAAGAAAGAAGATAGTCGTTACTGGAGTTTCGTACTGGAGAACTAAATATGAAATATAATGTTTTTATACAAAATAATTTAACTTGTGTTATTGAAGCAAATGATACAGACGATGCACTAAAAATTATAGCAAAAAAAATTACTGATGGAGATATTGTATTTGATAATTCAAAGCCAAAGGGCGTGAGGGTAGAACCAACAGATGAGTAATGGCAAAGGTAGTAAACGCAGACCAAAATCTGTAGACTATAAAACATGGGAAAAAAATTATAATAGAATTTTTAGATCAAAAGATGAGCACAAATCTGATAAAATTCGAAAATCAAAATAATATTATATTTTTATCGTGCAGTTGTCATAATGAGTTATTGTGTATAGATTATGATAAAGAACTAAACATAGCTGACCTCTGTATTTATGAAAAATTTAATACTTCATCATACAGGATGTCATTTTGGCAGAGACTAAGATGGGTCTGTCAAATAATGCTTAAAAAATCGCCATATACTGATCAGATTATACTAAATTATGATCAACTTAAAGAATTGCATAATTTTTTAAACCTAATAGGTGTAAAATAGATTATCTCACTCTTGTTTCTAGGAGTTTACTATGATAATGAAAAACACTGTTTCGTACGAATTGTCCGAAAAGTTTTCTTTGGCTACAAAAATGATAGAAACTCTGAAATCAACAGTTGGTGTTTTAGAACAAGAAAACAATAGTATGAAAGACATTCTTAATAGTTTAGTGTCTATAAACAATGGAGACTATAATCATAGTCATGGTGAATTAGGTGATACAAAATACGCACACTCGGCGTAAAAATACTTTTGTTATAACATCAATTAATAGTTGTGAATATTTAGTTGAGGGCGATTTTGATATTAAACTTGGTTGTGTTATTGATCCAATCATAACATATGCCAATATTATCAATGGTCCATTTATTCAAATTGGAAAAGATTTTCTTGGAAAAGGATTAGTATCTAATATAGATATTATAGAAAATACAAAAGAAAATATTTCAGTTAAAGTGAGGCTATATGAGCAGTCTGAGTAAAAGTAGATCAGATAGAGTTTTATTCGGAGTTTGTGGAGGATTAGCAAAAAAATTTAATATTGATAGCGTATTAATTAGGCTTGGATTTATCATAGGGACAATTTTTACTGGAAGTTTACTTTTTTGGATATATTTAATTTTAGGATTAGTTTTAAAAACAGAAGAATAATTTTCTATACAAAATTTCGTCAACTGTAACGATTTATTGTTCGACAGCAAAAAGAAATTTTCAAGCCTGACCAGTTGACAAGCCGATGATGGATGTTAGAATGAAACTGTTGATGCGAGGGATTCAATCATGTTGGTTGACTCGCTGAAACAGATTGGAAATGATTTGGAGGTTGATTATGGCTGAAGTTAATACGGTTGAGAAGCAGAGTCGCGTTCGTTGCAGCGACGAGCAGTTCCTTGAAGCGGTTTTTTCTAGCAAGACTTATGCTGAAATCTCAGCAAAGACTGGTCAGAAGATTCCTAGTACAATGGCTCGTTATGCTCGTACAAAGGCCGCTCTGGCTAAGAAGGGTGTTGAACTTCCCACTATGGAACGTGCGAAGCCAACTAAGACAGTTGATAATGTTGAGGCTATGGCAGAGGTTGTTCGTCGCCTCAAGGCTCATGCAAACGGTTGATTAAAACCAAAGAGTGATCGGCTACAATACCTAAATGGTTGAGGCACACAAAGTATTCAACCTCAAATCATTACTTGTTGTAGTCGGTCACTTCACGGGAGTGTAGTCCAAAGGCAGAGACAGTGGACTTAAAATCCATACAGTGTGGGTTCGACTCCCACCACTCCTACTAGGATAATATCTTATGATAGTTACATACGGACATCTATACGATTATCTAGAAAAAGAATTATCAAAAAATAATTCTAGTCTTGAGGCATTTGTATTCACCAAATCTTTTTGTGAAGATAATCATGTAAATTCTACTAGATTAATTGGAATATTACAAGGTTTTAATGCTCATAATGACATTGAAGTATTAATTAACGTAATAGAATATATTAGTACTGATACTCCAATAAATCAAGATATAGAAACTCCGACAGAATTTGCTATAAGAAATAATTTATACGCTAGATTTCATGAAGGAATGTGGGTAAGATGCAAGCAAAATGATAAAGGGTCTATTCCAGATTTGAATACTGCATATACAAAAATGTTTAAAAAGAAATGAGGATAAAATGAGCAAAAATTCGCTAGAACTTTACAAGATTGGTAGCAAAGTTAAGTTGACAGATGATGTTTATGGAACAATTATTGGTATTCATATTACTGGCGATAATAATATTACTTATGAATGTGGTTGGTGGAATTCTCGTTCATACTCCACCGAACATTTTGCATCAGATAATATCGAAGTTACAATAGCAGAAAAAACCAAAATTGGTTTTGCATAATTAAGATGTATAAAAAATGTAATAAATGTGAGAAATTTCTTCACAAGTCTAAATTTTCTCCTTGTAGTGGAGGGAAATATCTACGTCCAGAATGTAGAGAGTGTTCTTATAAACTAACAAAAGTTAGACAAGCAATAAGAAAAGAGGTCGGAGAACCACCAAAACACTACATCTGTCCAATATGTCTTCAAAATGAAGATGAATTAATTGGAACAGGAGGAAGGGCTGGAACATGGGTTGTTGACCATAATGAAATAACAGATAAATTCAGAGGTCATCTGTGTCATAATTGCAATAGGGCCATAGGAAGTTTTAAACATGATATAGAGCGAATGTGGAGAGCCATAGAATATTTAATGGGAGATAAATCAAATGAAAGAATACTCTGATCCGCTAGATCATCTAATAAATTGTTGTGAAAGAGAAGTGGATACAGGATATTGTACACTTACTAAGTTTAATATTCTTAATGCTAAAGATGAACTTAAAAAGTTGCGAAAACAAATAGATGATTTACAAATGAAAAACATCGCTTGGGCCAGCATTAATAATCGTGGGGATTTCTATAATCTAACTTTGTATTATAATAAGTTTCAGGATGAAAATACTCTAGTTCCGCTATATTGCAACTTAAAGGAGTTCAAAGAAAAATATGGTAACTTATCCAAACAGACTCTTTAAAGGCTGGTGTTCTAATGAAGGTAATCCACGATCTCATATTCTTCATTATCATATTTATACTGTGCGAGATATTACTGACTATGCTGGCGGAACGATTCCAGAAGAAGTAAATTCTCTTGAAGAATATTTTAATGCAGATTTGATGGCTAAGGACGATCCTTATTATGCTGTGTATGCAACATTTAAAATGGATATTCAAAGAGGGCCGATTAAAGTTTTTGAAACTCCAGACTTAAAGAGTGCTGTTTATGTTGTTGAGCAATTAACCGGTAACAAAGTGAAAGAAGATGAAGTATACCATTGAATTAGATCACTCTGGTGAGGGTGGTTCTGCTGAATTTTATCCTATAAAAGAAGATAATAAACTAGGATTCAAACAGTTTCGTAATAAAAAATTCGCAAATAAGGCTTATGAAAAACAAAAACTTTTGAGCAAATACCATCTAGCACCAAAAGTGATAGGCAAGGTTTGTAAAATGTTTTATAGAATACCTATTCATCAAGCATTACCTGGACAATTTTATTCTTTTCAAACTAATTGGGGATACGTTACAGAAAAAGCGAGAATTCTTGACGAAAAAGTTATGAAAAAAAGACTGAAAGATATTCAGAATCTTGTAGAAACCATTGAGAATAAAACTCGTCTTAGATTTTGGGATTGTCATTATTGGAACGTGGGTTATATTAAGCGAAAAAATAAGGCTAAATTAGTTTGTATTGATACTGGGCCTGAGAGTTTTGATCGTGATGCTAATGCTTGGGGATTTCAAAAACCTGGGCCAAAATGTGATTATTGTAATAAATATCTTTGCGGTTGTGATGATGTATATTGGTCTTATTGATGGTGTATATCAAGATTAAGGAGAATTATTATGTCTAAAGAATTTGATCAAATAATTAAGGAAATAGCGAAACAAAATAAAGAATTGCATAATCTTGATAATCAAATAAGCAAAGAAGTTATCAAAGATATTTATGATATGAAAAAAAGCATAAAAGCGATGGAAAATAAAATATCAAAAATTGATCAAACAATCGAAAAAGTCTATGAATTAATAAATAATATAACAATATTTATAGAAGATGCTGAAGCAATAAACGATATGAACATTGATGATGACGATGAGGAAGATTGGACTCCTTATGATGAAAGAAATTTTCAATATGATGACGATAATGATGAAGAAGATATAGGCGGAGATAATTATTGGAGTAATCATGAGGATGAAAGTTGATAGAAAAATTATTAGATACTAATTATCAAACTTTAATTTATCCAAATAAATACATTACTCAATATATATCATTATTAGATAATAAGAACATTGTTTACTACGAAATAGGTGTTGGTATAGGAGCAACTGTTTATGCTGTTGCAAAATTACTAAATAATATAGGTAGTATATATATCTTCAGTAGAAAAAAGGATTGTGAAGAACTTAAAAATGATTTAATAAAATTAGGTTATAATAATATTTATAATGATTATCAGTCAGAAAATAATATATATTCTGGTTATCATTTCGATATTGCTTGCGGAATCATTGAGCAAAAATTACCAAAATTTGATTTAGCATACTTAGATGGTGGTCATGTTTTTCATCTTGATGCACCAACAACTTGTATGTTAAAAGAATTGTGTAAAGTTGATGGCACAATTGTATTTGATGATTATAATTGGTCTTTATTGCATTCTGACACGATGAATCCAACTAAACGAAAAAAGACACTTCAAGAATACGACGAAAAACAGATAAAATCTCATCATATAAAAATGATTTGTACAATATTTATGGATACAGATAAAAGATTTCATAAGCAATATTTTGATGGAAGATGCATATCATATAAAAAGGTGTCAGATGGCTAGTTTAGCATTATTAGTTAGTTTAATGCTATTATTTGTAATACTTTTAGGACCAGCAACTTGGTTACTAAGTAAATCGGCTTACATTCCAAGAGAAATTATATGGTTCATGGGTTTGTTTAGCATAGGAATAGGACTATATTGGTTTTTCTTACCAGTAAATTTTCTAAGATTTTTTGGACTCCTTACGGCATTTTTAGGATGGAAGGCGATAGAATCTAAAGAAAGGTGACTTGACAAGCCGATAACGTATGGTATGATGGCAATATCACAGGAACGATTCACAGGATATTTGGAGAAAAACAATGAAGTTGGCAGACCGTGTTATTGAGACTCATAGTGCTGGTGTTCAGAGTGCATCGGGTTTTACGATTGCCCAAACCAGCAAAATGTTTAAGATTCTGTCGGACTCTCTTTATTCCGACAAGGTAATGGCAGTTATTCGTGAACTGTCTACTAATGCTTATGATAGTCATGTTAGTGCTGGCAATAAGAATCCTTTTAAGGTGACGTTGCCTACTGCGGCTAATCCTAATTTTATTGTGCGTGATTATGGTACTGGTCTTAGTCAGGCAGACATGGAGAATCTGTACACAACTTATGGTGCGTCCAATAAGAATGATAGTAATGATTTTGTTGGTTGTCTTGGTCTAGGGTCTAAGAGTCCTTTTGCTTATACCAAGAGTTTCACGACCAGTTCTTATTATAATGGTCAAAAGTATACCTATATCGCCGCTATTGACGATAATGGTGTTCCAACCCTTAATCTGTTTAATGTGAGCGACACTGACGAACCTAATGGTCTTGAAATTAGTTTCGCCGTTAAGCAGTATGACTTTACTGAATTTAGTCAGAAGGCCATTCGCATCTTTCATTACTTTAAGATGAAGCCAATTATTGAGGGTGGAGTTATTACCTCTCTCAAGGATCATGCCTATAGTAATAAGAATATTGTGATTAGTGGTGAAGGTTGGCGAGTTTGCCGACTTGCTAATGATAATAGCCATTATCCCAGCACATATCATCATATTGATAGTGGTATTGTTGCTCTTATGGGTAATATTGCATATCCTGTTGTTGCATCTCAACTTGTTGGCGAACAAAAAGCCGATCAACCTGAGCATATTGCCAAGTGGAATAGAGCATTTGGCAAGGCAGACATTGATAGTTGGAAAAGTTTTGTGACAGAGATTCTTAATCAGAATCTTTATCTTGAACTGGATTTTGGTATCGGGGAACTTGAAATGGACGTTTCCCGTGAAGGATTGCAGTATACCAAGGCAGTTATTAAAGCCCTTCGTGATAAGACTCAGGGTATTTATCTTGAGATGAAGGAAGAATTTAGTAAGAAAATTGCCGCTGCTAAAACCAGAATCGAAGCGATCAGTACATATTACCAGTTGAATGATCTTGCTGGTGGATGGGGCGTTGGTGCTTCATGGACTGATAGTAATGGCAAGGTTCATAATATCAATAGTGGCGAAGATATCGAATATAAGATTCCTGCCGGAAAGGCTCTGTATGTTTTCAACTACAGAAGTGCTGGCTATCGTTCTCGCCGCATGGTTTATATGACCAATCATCTTCACCACAATACTCTTACTGGTAAGGGTGAATACTATTATAGTAGTAGTCGTAAAACTGGGCCACTTGCTTTTTTTGTTTGTGACGTTAAGAGCGAAGAAACTGCTAAGAAGATTGTGACTCGTTATTGTAACGAGAAAGATTGTTTCGCATACTTGATGATCGACAGTAAGGATATTTCAAAGTCTAATGAAGGTTTTGACAAACTTATTGAAGATGTTGGTAGTCACAACATTCTCAAGGTCAGCGACTATAAGGACTTGATTAAGAGTAACTCTCCACGAAAGGCTGGAGTCAGAAACTCTAAGGGTAGCGTCAGCGATCAAGATGTATTCTTTATTAATGGAGCATCTAAAAATGCTGGTAGTCTTAGTGTAGAATACAACGACGCTCTTAATCTAAAAACTCTTACGAGCGATGAATTAGATGAACTTATCGACCAAGATAGTATTATCTATGTTCCTATTTTGCGTTATCAAAGCACACCAGAATTTCCTAAGATTAGTAATATTGTGGGATTGTTTAGTAACGAAAATATCAAGAGTCTATTTGGTAATGTCAAGGTTTATGCCATCAAGAGTAATTTTGTATCAAAACTGCAAAATGAAGGATATAACCTCACTGACTTTAATACTTGGCTAAAGAATATTCTTTCAACTTATGTTAAGGACTACTTTAATAATGCCAATGAGTATAACTCTATTGTTGAATTCTACAAAAAAGAATTCATCACTAAAGACGATGATAACGGTAATAATTATTATTGGAATCATGGAACATTGGTTAGTCAATTCTCTTGTCATATGTTGAGTATTTTTGGTCTTGACTATAAGAAATATATCAAGAATACTGAACTATCCAATGTTATTGATAGTTTTCTTGTAATGGAATTCTTTGCTGATACTATGCACAGAGCAACTTTTGATTTGAAACGATTCTCTCAGACTGAATATTTTGATCATATTAACTCTTTGCTCAAGGATCGAGGTATTGATAATCTTGACAGTAAGGAACTCAAAAAGAAAAATGTACAGTACAATACTCTAGTAAATAAGATTGAATATGAGATGTTTGCTCATCATGATGATGCTGAATCGTATGTTAAATTGTTTAAGTCTGAGACTAAAGCAATCAAGCATAAGTTGACCAAAGCGGCTGACTTGAAGAAAATTCTTAAAGTCGAGGTTGACAAGAACCCGATGTTGAAGTATATTATGGGAAGCAACCAGCATAACGGCAATCTTAGAGATTTGGACAGTAAGAACAATCCTATCTCTCAATTTGCTGATTCTTACTACGGTAAGAGAAATAGTGCTTGGATTGAGAGTATGGATAGTGATAAGGTTGAGTTGTTCAAAATTCAGTTGAGTAGTCTTATTAAGTAAATTTCACAGGTAACAAGGAGTTTTAATTATGGCCGTTCCGTTTATGTTCGTTGATGGCAACCTTACGGTTGTTCTTAATAATAAGAGTTATCAGGTTTTACCTGATCATATTAACTATAAGATGATTCTTGAGGCACTTCCTACTGCAACTGCTGATGAGTTGCTAACAATTGTTGACGTAGAAAAGGCAGTCGCCGCTTTTAGCGACGGTCTTGTTGAGATCAAGAATGGACAGGTCACTTATGAAGGTGAGGTTGTTCATGGCAGTATCAGCAAGCGTATTCTGGAGTTTATGAGCAAGGGTCTACCTTTCCAGCCCCTTGTTACATTCCTGAATAATCTTATGACAAATCCTAGTATGCAGAGTCAAAAGGAACTTTATGATTTCCTTGAACATGAGCATCTGCCTATTACTGAGGACGGTCATTTCCTTGCCTACAAGGCAGTCAGAAATGATTACATGGATAAGTATCGCGGAGTTTTCGACAATCATGTTGGAAATGTTTGCGAAATGACGCGATCAAAGGTTGATGATGATCGTGGTCGAGGTTGTTCTAATGGACTTCATGCTGGTGCATTGAATTATGTGGCCGGTTATGGCAGTCTTGAGGCTGGCGATAAGATCGTTATCGTCAAGATTAATCCTCGTGATGTTGTGAGTGTTCCTAGTGATTGTAATTTTGAGAAACTTCGCACTTGCCGATATGAAGTTGTCGGAGAGTATCAAGGCGAACTTCTCAAGCCACTTTATTCGGCTAGTCTAGATAATGGTGTTGATTATGACTATGACGATGAAGAAGAATATGATAATGATTATGATTGGGGATGGAATGATGAGGACGATGAAGATGACGAGGCTTATGCCGAAGATTATGATGATGAGGAAGATTACGACGATTACAACTGATTCTTAAAAAAGAAAGTGGAGTCTGGCGACTAAGATCATAGCCTCTGGTTGGGGAACCCGACAAACGCTATGTGAGAGAGGTTCGATTCCTCTCCCGCTATTTTGCCGATAATGATAGTAATGGGTTTGCTATCCCGGCATGGTTAATTAATCACAGGAATAAAGATTATGTTTAATGGAAATCTTGGTTTTAATCCTTACGACAAGAACACAAATAATGCTTTTGATACCGATCATTGTAAAATGAGAGGACAGTTTATCAGCTCATTTGGTCCCCAACAAATTTATTGCTACAATGGTAATCCTCGTAAAAAGATTAGTAGCATGGCCCATACTGATAACCTAACAACAGCAGTTCATGCTAATTTGAACAATGATTCAGACGTTTACTTTTATGTAAATGGTGGACGAAAGCAGTATGCCATTAATGAGGTACGAGCCTGCTTTGTTGATATTGATGCTGGTCGAGATGCTAATGGTAATTATCTTTCTTCTAAGGAAGTAATGGCTAAAAAGACAGAGTTTCTTCAGAAGATCAACGGTTTTCCTGTTAAGCCTAGTTGGGTAGTTGATACTCGCAATGGATATCAAGTCTATTGGGTTCTTGATGGAGTAAGTAGACAGTCTCTTAATAAGACCCGCTGGAATGGTATTCAGAAGAAACTAGTAAATTACTTTGGTGGAGATGCAAGAGCCATCAAGATTAATCAGATTTATCGTGTTCCTTATACTTGGTGGCGTAAGTGCTGGGAGAAAAAGGCTCCTTATTACTCTACTATTCTAAAAGGTTCGTCTGGTCAAACAGTCAATGTTAAGGATTTGATTGAGGCATTAACTGGTCAACCAGCAACAGTCACTATTGTTCCTAACGCAACAAGTGATGCTTGGTTTGAACAGTGGCGTAAAACCTACAAGAAGTCCGATATCACAGGAATTCCTGTAGCAATTGATGCTGCTCAAAAGATTTTGAACGAACTAAATAATCAGAAGCCAGTTTATTCCAACAGTAGTGCTGATTATTGCGGTCAGAAGAATACTAAGGATAGTGTATGGGGAGCCTTTAACCAAGAATTCGATGTCACTAAAAAGTATGGTGAGTATAAGTGCAACAAGTCTTTTGGTAATACTTATGAAAAGAGTTATGGCGATCCGTCGCCAGTTCTTCCTTCTCATGCTGGTGACAGCGGTTTAGATTTGAGTGAGTCTCAGGCCAAACTCTTAAAAACGGTGGTCGAGTATCTCAACCAAGCGTCTACAGCGTTGTATTTCAGCAATAACCGATTCCTTTCTGGTGCTGCCCGTGATCTGGCAAACCAGATTAGTGATCAATTCTGTATCGGATAATCATGCACGAACCTTATGATGACGATATTCCTGACGATCCATATAAGTTTTTCTTTCAGTTTGATACTGAATGGATAGCAAAATATATTAATGAGATAGTCAAGAAACTATCAGAGTCCGGGTTCAATTACGAAATTAAGAATATAGAAGGATTTCCATACAAATCGTTACCTGTGAATAGTTGGCTCTCCAATACAGCGGCGGATTCGTCCTCCCTGTATTTGGGGAACAACTATTGGAACGAAGGAGTATGGAAAAAGCAACACTTTATACAAGACAAATTACAAAGCGAATATATCAAACACTTACAATCTAATGCTAACCATTTTTTATATCAGCCAAAATACTATAAAGGAATGTTTGAAATACTTAACTAGGATATATTATGGATTCTACAAATGATGAATGGTTCGTAGTAAAAAATTTAGACGATTTTATTAATGCTACAAGAGCATTGGTTTTTAATAATTTTGGAAAACATAGCAACGATGAACCAGATTTATTATCTTTCAGTGTGCATCCAGACGATATCAAAGAGATTGATACCATTTTATCGTTTGAAGAATCAAAACTTATAATTAATAGTATTATTAAGAAACAACAAAACATAAAAACAAAAAAATATAGATACATGATTAATGATAGTTTATATATGGATGTTGTATCATCTCTAAATGATAGAATGGTAAGCAATATACTAAATAGTTTAGTTAACAAAGGATTGGTAGAGAGTGCATACGATAACGAATCTAACGATTTTGTTTTTTGGATAAAAAATCATGATCAGCAAAAACCAGAAACCGACTGATATAGAAGCACATATCAAATATACTTGTCCTAATAAAAAATGTAAATTTGATCATTGGATATCTTTAAAAGAAGCACAAACAAAAAATTTTAAAATAGTTTGCGATTGCTCTACTGTATTTTCACCAAAGCCTATACAAAAAATTCTGATTAAATATAAAAAGTTTAAGAAGAAAATACCTAAAGTAGAATCTGTAGAAAAAACGCAACACATAATTTCGATTGATTTGCTAACTAAATCTAGCAGAATAATGGAAACTTTTGGGTTCAAAAAGAACGAGGCAGATACTCTGCTCTCAGAATTTTACAAAAATAACCCGATAAACGATTACAAAGAATTGGTGCAAAAAACTTTGGCCTTTAATGGAGGAAAAAATGTCGAATGCAATTAGACCAGATAATTTTGAGAGTATCATTGGGCAGGATGACGTTATAACTCGTCTGCGAGTGTCTGTGGCCGGTTGTAAAAACTCTGGCTCAGTGATGCCTCACGTTTTAATAGACGGCCCTCCGGGGCTAGGAAAGACCACCATAGCGGGTGCTATAGCAAACGAGATGGGAGTTAATCTTTATACGGCAAACGCTGCAACAATACGCAGTATTAAAAATATTATGCCATATATTATGGGTTTGAGCCCAAGATCAGTTCTTTTTATAGATGAGATTCATAGACTACCAAAAATTGTTGAAGAGTTTTTGTATCCTGTTATGGAAGATTTTGCTATTAGTGTTACCACAAAGAATGATGAAGATAAGGATGTAATTGATAATATAGATATACCAAGATTTACCCTAATTGGGGCGACAACAAGTGGAGGTTCTTTGAGCCAACCATTTTATGATAGATTTACAATTAAAGAACATCTATCGTTCTATACAGATATTGATCTAGCTAAAGTAGCCAGGTTGAATTGTGATAAGATGGGAATAGTCATAGAAGATTCAGACCTTTTGGAAATTGCAAAAAGAAGTAAAGGAACCCCAAGAATATTGAATGGAAGACTTTTGTGGTATAAGAATTATACTTCTTGCT